AGAGATTTTCTCTTCAATATTAAATATTCAATATCTATTTTATCGACTGAAATATCTCGTTGTTTTGCAAAGAAATGTTTATATAATAGTAACTGATTAGTTTTATTCTTATCGGCTTTTTGCCATTTGTTCCAACCCATCGTAGATGTTTTGATATCTATAATCTTAACTCTACCTCTTCGTTTATCGTGTATAACTACATCCATATACCCAATGAACTTCATTTGGTTTGGTAAATCAAAATTCAAATCTAATTCTATCCCAAGTAACTCGTGGTCTTTTTTAGGGAAGTATCTATTTTTTAACTTTAAGAACTCACCAATAATATTTAACCCATCTTGGTAAAACTCTTTCATCTCTGGCAAAGTTATTGGTAATTCATTTTCTGAAGAGGCAACTGCCTTCTTGTAGTTTTCTTCCATTCTGTATAGTAGAATTTCTTTTAATGGAAGTGAATCTGCTTTCTTTATGGTTTTCTCATAATAACAAACTAAGTATGCTTGGATTGTTTCGTGAACCGCAGTTCCAAAGACCGTGTAGATATTACCCTCGAATGTACCGAGTTTATCTACATAGTTAAGTTTCCACATTTGTGGGCATTTATCCCATTGTGAAAATTGACTATAACTTATTCTGGCCAATTATCTACCCCATTTTCCATTTTTAACAATTGTTGCCATAATACCATAATTAGATACATCTAAGAACGCATCTTCCATTGGTTCATCCTTTACAGCATTTACCCTACCACTCATCAATAGAGTTTTCAACCTCTGTATTTTATCGTTCATCCTAAACCATAAACCAGTAAGAGATAATTTAATATCCTCTTCTGTTTTTAGTGGTGAACCAACTGATATATTACCTGGGCCATAATCGTGTTGTTTGTGTAGGAACAATTCATATTGTTCTCGTTGTAATCTACGAAACTCTGTAGTCATCTCTGGCCATTCTTTTTCCATCTGTGCAATAATATTTGCACTTGTTTTATCAACTACTTGTTTTGTAGATTTATCTTTTATATATGTTTCACTCATATTTTACTCCGATTTCATACTTGAATATACGACATTTTTCATATAAGAGTCAAGTACTTTTTTAAATAATTTTATCGATGATACCATATTCTAAACATTGTGCGGCATCTAAGTATGTATCGTTTCTATTCATTCTCTTCCAAAACTTCACATCCTTGTTAGTTACTTCTGCAAGTAACTCATTAATATCTTTTGCTAATTCCTTTAAGTGGTCAACACCTCTCATAACATCTGTAGATTTACCAACCTCTACTGCTGAACCCTCGTGTACCATCACAGTCGAATGTTTTGTCATTGTTCTTTCACCAGTACCACATGCTAATAAAACTGCTGCAGCACTCATACAAGTTCCAACACAATGTGTATTCACTTTAATATCCATATTGTGTATATAATCTACCAATCCTAACATAGCATAAACATCACCACCATAGGAAGCAATATTAAGATTTATAGCATTCAAATGTGGATTTACTCTTACCAAATAATCTAACTTAACTATCGTACTATACAAACTATCAATATCAAATTCAAAATTCATATAGGTAGTGTTGGTTTTTGAATTAACACCCCACTCCATCTCTGACATTGCGAATTGTTCTTCTTTTTTAAAACCTTGTTCTGCCATTACTTACTCCATATTTTTTTTAATTGTTTATCATCCACACCATATCTCATTATAATGCTTGTTACTTGTTGTTTTGTTAATATATCCAAATGTTGTTCAACTTCTCGTGTACTACATTCAAAGTAATCCACTAAATGTTCCATAGCCCATTTTTCAACTTTTGATTTCTTTTTAGATTTGGTATATCTAAGAAATGTTCTACCTCTTGGTATTATGTCAATATAAAACTGATACAAATTCTTTGGTTTTAGTTCCCAATACTTTTGTATCTCATTTACAACCTCTAACCATTCAGATTTCATACTAAGAAATCGATGTACCATATAGTTACTCCAAGTTTTTTTATCAGCATCTGATAAGGAGTCCCAATACATAGTATTTTGAACATTAGTAATTTGTTTTATGTGGTCGAATAACGATTTTGTTTTTGCCATAATAACCTTTTGATGTATATAAATAGAGAATATAATCTCTAAAATTTAATTTATTTAAAAGTGTTTCCTGCAACCCAACAAACACTTGTGTACCTTACACCTTTAGTAACTGGTGTAACTTGGTGTCCTGCAAATGATGGAAATATAATCAATCTACCTGGTTCTGGTTCAATTATAGTATCATCAAATAATATAAAATCTCCACCCTCATATTCATTATTTAAAAATAATACTGCAGTCATTTTAACTATACTGAAATCATCTGATGGATGAAAATCTGCGTGTGGTGTGTACCAATCTCCAACTTCATATTTATGACCAGTATATTCATTTCTATGAATCCCACCGATATCAAATTTATAATAAAGTTGATTTGCTAGTTTAAATGCGTTCCAATATTTTGTTAATATTTCCTCATCCGTATAGAGTGCAACATTTAAGTTACAAACTGCAGGGTCTTTTTTATACTTAGGATTAGAATCTGCACCATAGTAAACATCCTTTTGTTTCTTCACACAATCTTTATCAATTCGTGTTATAAACTCATCACACTCTTCTTGAGTAATAAAGTTTTTTCTATCCACCCACCATCTAAAATTTGGATTAGGTGTAAAGTTCTGTTCTACTGGTTTATACAAAGGTATCACCTATTATAAATTCTTGAATACAATGTCGTATTCCCTTTGTAACTGGAGTTACTCTATGAAAAAATATTGGTGAGAATACAATTAAAGTTCCCTTTTCTTGTGGAATTGTATAATACTCCATAGAATGTGGGTCTTGTATAGCAAATTGTGTTTTACCACCCTCATATTCACTTGGGTCTGTTAATTGTACAATACACGCTAACTTTCTTAAAGAACTTTGACCTGCATTAAAATCTGAATGCCAAGTATAAAAATCTTCAGTCTCTCCATTATACTGAATCATTTTTATATTGTTTTCTACTTCTTGAATATTAAAGTTCCAAGATAACTGATTCATTACTTTTGCAGATAGAAATAATTTCTGTTGTATATCTGAATAATCACCCTTTGCATAATCTCTCATATCTTTATGTAAATACCATTCTTTAACACTTCTAAATTCTAAATTATGGTCTGAACCCATATGTGGTTCTATACAACCTGTCTCACCCTTTTCCGTACTTTTAACCCTTTCAATAAACTCATCACATTCTTCTGGTGTAAAGAAGTTTGGTTTTGTCATATACCATTGAAAGTTTTCATTCTTTTTCATCTTAGTGGTTCTCCTATGTAGGTTTCTCTCATTATAAATCTTTCTCCACTTTTAAGTGGTGTAACCATATGGTTCGTAAACGATGGGAACATAAATAAATATCCTTGTTTATATGGACATTTAAAAAAATCTTCTTTTTCATTACTAAATGCAAAATGTAAATCACCACCATCAAAATCTTTTGGGTCGGATATTTGAATCAAGCAAGTTATTTTGTTTAATGATAGTATTCCAGCATCTGTACCCGAATGCCAATTGAAATGGTCTCCCTTTTGATATTCAATAGTTCTAAAATCCCCTTGATTTCGTTCAATATCGAATTTCCAAACCCTATCATTTGTAATCTTTACTATAGTATTTAGTTTATCTACCAACCAACTATAATCATTCTTTATATTACTATTTAATTCTGGTAATAAATATATTTCATTACAATCACGATGGTGAGATGGATTAACTTTTGTAGGCTCTTCTTCTTGTGGATTATATGTTCCACCTTGAACCCAACTATCTTCACCCTTAACTTTTTTTACTAAATCATTACATTGTTCTACACTAAGAAATGGTAAATGTATAAACCATTTAAAATCATTGTTTTCTTTCACCTAAAAGTATCTCCGTGTAACCAACCAACGATGGAATATCTTGAGCCAGAAAGTAATGGTGTAATTCTATGTATTACTAATGGATTAAAAATAATTACACTCCCCTTTTTTCTCGTACCCTTAACAAAACTATCACTATCTTTGGTTGTTAATGCAAACTCTAAATCTCCACCATCATAATCATCACCATCTGATAATTGAACTATAACACTTAATTTTCTCGTTGATTCATCACCTTTACCAAAATCTGGATGCCATCCATACCCATCACCCTTTACATATTTTAATAGTTTGAAATTCTCGTAAGAATCCCAATCAATATCGTAATTGAAATGTAGTTTATTAGCAACCTTAGTGAGATTTAATATTTTATCAGTAATTTTACTACTTTCTATTTGGAACTCTGTTGCTTTTCTGTAATCTCTAACCTCACTACCACCCAAACCAACAAGTTCGGCTCTACTACCATTGGTATTGATTGTGTGTTGAGATTCACCAAAACTTTTATTTTTAATAAAATCTATTTCTGAATCACTTAGAAAGTTTTCCTTTTCAACATAATACTTAAAACCATTATTTTTTTTCATACTTACTCTTTAAGGTCCTTTTGGTGGTAAGTTATGAACTAATATATCACTTGAAAAATAAGTATCAATATCCTCTACATCTAATGAATAGAAAGTTTCATCGCTAGTTACTTCGACTGTTGATGTTACCTCTACAAGATTACCATCTTTATCCAGTAGTTCATCACCAACTTCAATTTCAAATCCTCTAAGGAACTTATACTCGCCTGCTCGTTTTACAAATATCATCCCCATCCAACCAAACTTATAAGTATCATTTATTACATAATGTTCTGGCTGTACATTAGAAGATACCTCAAGTACAACTGAACCACTCGAAACACTATTGGTTAAATCTGTTGATGAATATGCTGCAAAATCGTGGTCACTTAAACTCATTCCAACTGGTTGATATGATTTAACCACATCACCAACTTCTACATCTTGTATTTGTTTAGTACTACCATCATACATACGAATTAAACTTCCACTCGGTGTTGTAGTACCTCTATTTGCAAGTAGTTTCCACTTATACCAATCATTATCTGCAGATGAACTTACACCTGTAGGTGGATTTATTTGTATGTATTGTGGACTATAATAAGAACACAATACATCTGTATGTTGTGGTGTGAATAATACATATGCCCTACCAGTCCCTAAGTATTTATTTCCATTACTATCTAAACTACCAGAAGATGGAATAAATTTTTCTGGATAAGTAGATATACCAGCACTCGTCTCAATATCATACCAATATGTCATACTCTCTTTATAATCCGAATTTGATTCCCAGGTTTGTTCAACTCCATCCGCATCTACATAGGTAGATGAGTATATATTCTGTTGTTCTGCATTACTTACATATGAGTTAAAACTTATATTGAATGGACTAACTAATAATGAACCATCTTCAGTTTTAGATTTTAAAACAAAATCTGGCCAAGTTCCTACACCAGTATTAGCTGTAACTGATGATGAAACAAAATTATCTATAAATGTCTCACCAACATTTGCACTCTGAAGTATAGTTCTAAAATTAGTTTTATCCATAGAACCAGTACCCATTCTATATAATGTATCATCTGCTCCGTAACCATTTGGTGTATCAACGAAAAGATGAAATTTACTTGAAGATGCCTCTACACGAGAATTAACATATGGTGCTGAACTCTCATAAACAAAAGAAGAACTTATGTTATGATTAGCAAAACTTGCGGATATACTTTGAAGTTTAGTTTGTCTTGGATTTTGCATATCTGCCCAAGTAGAACCATAAACATTTACACTACTATAACTTTGTGTAACAGCATATTGTGCAATTCTATCAAAGAAATCCGAACCTTGTACTGATAAAGGTATCTGTACACTTGGATTTGTATTAAACTCAAATATTTTTGTATCATTACTACCACTCTCAATAGTAAAATCATATGCACCAATAAATGCTGAATAACTATGGTCTGGCCAATCTCCTGCACTACCTGTTATGTAATCACTAAGTTCTTTTACTTTAGCGTTTACATCTGATTTTTGTGTATAATTTACTATACTCATTAACTTCTCCTAATGATACTTTTATTCATATATAAATATCATATTTTTACATTATAGTTACTATTTAGGAACATCTTCTGTGCGGATTTATTCCAACTATCTGATTGTGCCCACCAAGTATCCCAATCTTGGCAATATCTATGTAGTGAATTAACAATCTCACCACCTATACCTTTATTTCTATATTTAGGATTTACATAGATATTACATATTTCCCTTGTTTCTGTATTTAACCAACCCCAACCTTGAATTATTGATTGTGGATTAAATACTACAAACTTCCATCCATTGTCTAATCTGATTTTTGCTTTAGGTAAATCCCACATACCATCCCATTTGATTATTGAATTAAAGTAATCTATCTCATATTGTAAATTATATAAGGTACACTCATCATAATCAAACGATGGACATAAATCAGATACTTCTGCATCCTCTCTGTTGATGCTGAACAACATCTTTAAGGTGTTTCTAAACCTGTACCCTTTAACATCTCTTTTGGTACTTGACCACAATTACCACAACTAAATACTTCAATTGGAATTAATCCCTCTTGACCATTTGGTGACATAATTGCAGATATCTTTTTGATAATTGTTGATGTTATAAATAAATAATTACCACACGCTTGACAATTTAATGTATCTGCTTTACTTAAATCTAATTTCTGTTGTGGTTTACCTATTGGTTTTTGTGCTTTCATATTCATTTTACTTTTCCTATTATCTCAACAAACATTGCCATAGCATTTATTTCCTTATCCACTACTACTGCATCACTTTGTTGGTATTGACTCAATACTAAGATACATTCTGCTACATGTCCTCTACCCCAATCATCGACTGTATCAAATAACAACCTAAACATATCACTAAAATCTGTAACTTTGGAATCTGCCAATAGTTGTCGAATGTTCTTAAAACTATTCTTCTTATCTTGTGTTTTCAAGATTTCTAAAACTTCTAACTTGTAATCGTTTTGTGTACTCATCGCTTCATCTATAACGAGTTTTTCATCTACTACTTGTCTCTGAGCAGCATTGATTACTCTTCTGATATCGGGATAACCACCATTTACTATCGTTACGATATCATCTACTTTTGCATCTACCGATTCTTTCTGTAAGATATTCGACATATGCATCGCGACTTGTTTTCTATCGGGTGGGATAATCTGAAAGGATTGACATCTTGATTGGATTGGGTCAATTATTCTTTCAACATAATTACAAGTTAGGATAAACCTACAATGTTTTGAAAATGTTTCCATTAGATTTCTTAATGCTGCTTTAGCATTCGGTGTAATATAATCACACTCATCTAATATTATAATCTTAATCTCTGAAAATCCAAGTGTTGATGCGAAGTTCTTTACTTTATCACGAACTACATCTACACTATTTTCATCAGATGCGTTAATATATAAATAATCACAATCTATATTATTAACGAGTAATTTAGCGAGAGTGGTTTTACCTGTACCTGCACGCCCATACAATAATAAATGTGGTAAATCCCCACTCTCCAAATACACCTTTACCTTACTCTTGAGATGTTCATTCCCAATGTAAGTTTCAAGCGATTGC